AGTCCTAAATTACCTAAAAAATAACGCTTATGGAAAATTTAGATATAATTATAGGAACCCTGATTGGATCAGGTTTAACTACTTTAGTGGCATTTTTTGTTGCTAGGGTTTCAAATCGATTCAAACAGGTAAATCAAGATTTACGGAATGTAAATCAAGAACAAACAACTCAATTAAATGCGATGTACGAAAGTACTTCACAAGAGATTGAGAATTTACATAGAGAAATTGATTCTCAAATTAATAAACTAGAATCTAGATTGGTAAAACAATTTAAAGATTATAAATACAATAAATAATTAACCAATTTAGGACTCTCAATTTTATGAAAGAGCATTCATTATTAGTAGAAAAATATAGATCAAAAAATTTAACAGAATATGTAGGAAATGAACACATTAAAACCCAAATACAAAAATATCTAGACCAAGATGATATTCAAAACTTTATATTCTATGGTCCTGCTGGTACTGGAAAAACAACTTTGGCAAAACTTATTGTTAATAATTTGGAGTGTGATTACCTTTACATTAACGCTTCTGATGAACGGGGTATCGAAACTATTCGGGATAAGGTCACGAGTTTCTCAAGCACTATATCGTTTAGAAAGATTAAAATTGTCATCCTTGATGAGGCGGATTTTCTCACCATCCAAGCACAAGCATCTCTAAGAAATACAATAGAAACGTTTTCCCGAAACACACGTTTCATCCTCACTTGTAATTTCATAGAGCGTATCATAGATCCGCTTCAATCAAGATGCCAAACACTAAAAATAGTACCCCCAAGTAAAAAGGAGGTAGCAAAACATTTAAAGGAGATATTAGATACAGAACAAACAAAGTTCAAAATCGAAGCTCTTGTTAACATAGTTAATAAACATCATCCGGATATACGAAAAATGCTAAATACTATTCAGTTATCAACACAAAATAATGAATTAGTATTAGATGAATCTATTTTAGTATCATCAAACTACATAAAACAAATTATAGATGAGCTAAAACAGAAAAAAACCGATTTTAGAAAACTAAGACAAATAATAGCCGATTCTCAAGTACGTGATTTTGAGGAATTGTATAGAGCTTTATTTGATCATGCCTCCGAATATGCTATTGGTAGAGAAGGAAGTGTAGCAATAATTTTGAATGAGCATCAATATCATTCTAACTTTCGTATTGACAAAGAAGTCAATATTGCAAGTGCATTAGCAAAAATAATTGAAATAAAAAAACCACAAGTGATATGAAAATAGGAATTATAGGACAAGGTTTTGTAGGTACTGCTGTTAGGGTAGGCTTACAAAAATACTTTACAATACTAACATATGATAAAAATGGAGAATGTAGTAATACTTTAGAAGAAGTTGTTACAAGATGTAAAGTAATATTTTTATGTTTACCAACACCAATGGTAAAAGAAACAGGAAAATGTCATATAGGTATATTAGAGAAAGTACTATCCCAAATAAATGACATATCAGATGAAAAAGAATATTATGGAAATGAACAAAGATCCATAGTTATTAAATCTACAATAGAACCGGGTACTACTGAAAAATTTAATAAAAAATATAAAAATATACAAATAGTATTTAACCCTGAGTTTTTAACAGAGGTAAATTCAATAGAGGATTTTAAAAATCAAAATAGAATTATAATAGGGGGACCAAGACCTGCTACTACTATTATTAAATCAATATACTCTAAGGTATTTCCAAAAGTTCCAATTATTAAAACAGGATCTACAACAGCAGAAATGGTTAAGTATGTAACTAATTGTTTTTTAGCTACTAAAGTATCATTTGCAAATGAAATGTTTCAAATATGTGAAAAATTAGATATTGATTATGATAAAGTAATTGAATATGCTAAATATGATGAAAGGTTAGGATATTCACATTGGAATGTACCTGGACCTGATGGTGATTATGGTTATGGAGGGCATTGTTTTCCAAAAGATTTAAAAGCTCTAATATCATTGGCTCATGATTTAAGTATTTCCCCAAGAGTATTAATAGCAGTTGATGGTAAAAATAATGATGTTAGAACGGATAGAGATTGGGAAAGACAAGAAGGAAGAGCAATAATTAATAATATAAAGTAAAAAATATGAATCAAAATGGACAACAACAAGGTCTAAATATAGACTTTAAAAGCACAACGGCAATAGAAGGATTTGATGGGGGACATCTTTTCGGTCAAGCCTATGTTTTAAGAAAAGTAAGTAAATTTGTAGTAGGAGGTAAAGAGGATGCTCTTTTACCCATACCTGTATTTTACGATTTAGAAACTAAAAAAATAATTAAAGATTCTCTACCTAAAGAATTAAGAGAAGAATATAAAGACATTACGATATGATATATGTAGGAATATTTACATTAATAGGATTAGGTTTAGTAGGAATTTGGGTGTATCAAGGTGAAAAAGAAAGAAGACAAGATTAAAAACATATTTGATTGGTTACACCATATAACATTATATAAGACACCTGCTTCGGAATTTACGGATAACGACTGGGAAAACTTTAATTCATATATGGTACATAGATTTATAAGTATGAGCCCATATTACGTTGAAGTCGCTGATTATGCGCAAAGTATGTTACCAACTATGAAAAAAGAAATATATAATTTTTATAAAGAAATGATACCAAAACGTAAAGTCTGGCTACAGTATATAAAGTCAAAAACAAAAAATATAAATAAGGATTTAATAGAAGATATAGCAAAATACTATGAGGTTGGAACAGCAGATGCTACTTCGTATATTACAGTAATGACTAAGGAAGAAATATCTATTATACTAGGTGAAATGGGTAAAGATAATAAAGAAATAAAAAAATTATTAAAATGAGTAAGTTAGAAGAACTACTTTGGAGTGCTGAAGAGCATGGTAAAAGGCAACAAATGTTTAAGGAAATAACAAAAATAAAAACTCAAAACCCTAAACTTCCTTTAGAACAACAATATGAACAGGCATACCAAAATGTAATGAAAACATGAAAAAAAGTAAAGTTATACAAGCATTAACGGCACAGGCAAATGCAGATAAAGCAAAAGCCTTAATGGCATTAGATTTACTAGAAAACCAAGCAGTAGGAATTGGTGACCACACAGCAAATGATTTTTTAAAAGATGCAAATGAGGCATTAGAATTATTAGTTGAAGCTGATGATAAGTTAGAAACATTAGATAAATATTGGGGCGATCAACCTTTACCTTTTTAATATGAATACAGCAGAAGACTTCAAAGCATACCAAGCAGAATCAGATCATACAGTGGCTCATTTTGAAAAAGAATACCCTGAATTATCTCAGGAATTTAAAGAAATTCAAGATGAGATGTATAGAATGTTTGCAGCTAAACATATGGATTATGGTTTACAGAATATTTCATTAGGAGGAGATTTAACTAAAGAAAACGATAAAAAATTCTCATTAACAGGTTTAGCTATTAGATTAACAGATAAAATTTCAAGATTAAGAAACTTACTCACTAATGGTAGAAATTTTGTTAAAGGTGAAGGAATGGAAGACACGTTTATAGATATAGCTAATTATGGTATAATTGGTATGTTAGTAGGACGTGACAAGTGGAAAAAATAAATGCCCAAAACACCTGCTATAGTAAAGGAGATACAATTATCCCCTAAAAGAGAATTAGATTATTCTTATCAAAAGAACATTTCATATTCACAATATACAATGTGGAAGAAGTGTCCTAAACAATGGGCTTTACAATATAGAGACGGTCATAAAATTTATAAACCTAGTATCCATACAGTATTTGGAAAAGCATTACATGAAGCATTTCAGCATTATATTAAAGTAATGTATGAAACAAGTGCAGCAGCAGCTAATAGAGAAGACATATTAGAAATACTTAAGGATCAACTTAGATTTCACTACCAAGAGGAATATAAAAAAAATAAAAACCAACATTTTTCTAATCCAGGTGAACTAAGTGAATTTTATCAAGATGGAGTTAAAATATTAAATTATTTAAAAAAACATAGGGGTAAATATTTTTCAAAACGAGGTTGGCATTTAGTAGGAATAGAAACTCCTATATTAATGCCTCCTGTAAAATACAATCCTAATATTTTATTTATGGGTTACCTTGACATTGTAATGTATAATGAAAGGTTAGAAAAATTTAAAATAATAGACATTAAAACATCTACTAATGGCTGGAAATTAAATTATGTTAAAAATGATGAAGATAAACAATTTCAACTTATACTATACAAAAAATTCTTTGCAGAACAATTTGGAGTAGATGTAAAGGATATTGATATTGAATTCTTTATTACAAGAAGAAAAGTTTATACTGAAGGAGATTACCCACAAAAACGATTCCAGATGTATTCTCCACCTTCAGGTAAAATAAAAATAAGTAGAGCAACTAAAGCAATACAGGAATTTATGAGTGAATGTTTTATAAAAAATGAATACTCAACAAAAGAAATGTTACCAAATCCTTCAAAATGGAATTGTGGGTTTTGCCCTTATAAAACAGATAAAAAACTATGTGGATTAGGTGAACATTTTTAATACTATACGTATGTATTGATATAAATAGTTTTATCAAATTAAAGATTATGAGCAATAAAAAAGACAAAACACTAACCAGTGTTAAAATACAAAGTGATTTATTTCAAGATTTTAAAATAGAGTGCGTAAAACGTAAATTTTCCTTTCAAAAACTTGCCGACCGTGCTATTCATTTGTATCTTACAGATGATGATTTTAGAAGAACAATTAATAATCACAATAACCTTGAGTTATAAAAATAAAAATACATGAATAAAGATTTTAAGTATCTTCCTCCAAATAAAAGAAAGAAAATACTCTTAATATGTGATGATATAAGAGTACATTCAGGAGTTGCAACAGTAGCTAAAGAAATAGTAATTCATACAGCACAACATTTCAATTGGGCCCAAATAGCAGGAGCTATAAAACACCCCGATAAAGGTAAAGCTTTTGATTTATCCCAAAATATAAACCAAGAAACGGGATTAACTGATTCAAGTGTAAAATTATATCCTACTGATGGGTATGGTAATCAGGAATTAGTAAGGCAAATGATAAAAGTAGAAAAACCGGATGCGTTATTTATCATTACAGATCCTAGGTATTTTAGCTGGTTATTTCAAGTGGAAAATGAAATTAGAAAAAATATACCAATTATATACCTTAATATTTGGGATGATTATCCTGCTCCTCTATATAATAGTGCTTTTTATGAATCATGTGATGCTTTATTAGGTATTTCTAAACAAACAGTTAATATTAATAAAATTGTATTAGGAGATAAGGCTAAGGATAAAATAGTAAGATATATTCCTCATGGGTTAAACCATAAAATTTATCGCCCTTTAGAAACTACAGAAGAAATAGAGGCTGTAGAAAAAATGAAAATGAATATGTTTGGTAAAGATGAAATAGACTTTATTTTATTTTTTAACTCTAGGAATATTAGAAGAAAACAAATTCCGGACACAATGTGGGCTTTTAAAATGTTTTTGGATAGTTTACCAAAAGAAAAAGCAGATAAATGTAGATTTTTATTACACACTGAAAAAAGTCATGAAGCAGGTACTAATTTAGAAGCCGTAAGAGAACTATTATTTGAAGAAGAATACCCAAAAGCAATTTTTATTGATGAAAAAAAATGGACAACCGCAGAATTAAATTTACTATATAATATGTCAGATTGTCAAATTTTACTAACTTCAAATGAAGGTTGGGGGTTAACATTAACAGAAGCTATGTTAGCAGGTAATCCTATTATAGCAAACACTACGGGAGGAATGCAAGATCAAATGAGGTTTGAAGATGAAAATGGAGATTGGTTTATTCCTTCACCTGAAACACCCTCAAATAACTCGGGTAAATATAAAAAACATGGTGAATGGGCTTTTCCAGTTTACCCAGCTTGCAGATCAATTCAAGGATCACCTATTACACCTTACATTTGGGATGATAGATGTAAACCTGAAGATGCGGCTAATAGAATAAGAGAGGTATACGATTTAGGATTCGAAAAAAGAAAAGAACTAGGCCTTAAAGCTAGAGAGTGGGCTACAAGCGGAGAAGCTGGATTTACAGCTGAACATCAAGGAGCCCGGGTTATAGAGGCTATAGATGAATTATTTAATACCTGGGAATCAAGGGAGGCTTTTGAGGTAATAGATACAGATGAAGATATTAGAAAAATACAAACACATAATTTAGTATATTAATATGAAACCAACATTAATAATAAGTTGTCCAATAGATACTTACTCTGGTTATGGGGCAAGAGGAAGAGATGTGGCAAAAGCAATTATAGAGTTAAATAAATATGATGTTAAAATATTACCGCAAAGATGGGGTGCCACACCTTGGAGTTTTATAGAGGATCATAAAGAATGGGAATTTTTAAATCAATACTTATGGTACCCGGAACCAAATAAACAATACCCTAAACCAGATATTTGGATACAGGTTACAATTCCTAATGAATTTATGCCTCAGGGACATTATAATATAGGAATTACTGCGGGGATTGAATCTACTGTAGCACCTGCGGATTGGATTGAGGGATGTAACAGAATGAATTTAATATTAGGTTCGTCTAAGCATACCATTGATGTATTAAAAGCTTCTAAATTTGAAAAAAGAGATAATAAAACTCAACAAGTTATACAACAGGTTGAGTTTAATTCCAATATAAAAACTGATATATTATTTGAAGGAGTTAAAACTGATATATATAAACCTACTAATGAAGTATTAGATTTGCCTGAAATTAGAGAATCATTTTGTTTTTTATTTGTGGGCCATTGGATCCAGGGAAAATTTGGACATGATAGAAAAAATGTTGGATTACTAATAAAATCATTTTTAGAAACATTTAAAAATAAACAAAAACAACCTGCGTTAATTTTAAAAACATCCCAAGGTAGTCCTTCATATATGGATAGAGATTCTATTTTAAAAAAGATAAATGATATTAAAAAAACAGTAAAAGGTAAATTACCTAAAATTTACTTAATACATGGAGATCTTTTAGATGAAGAAATGAATCAATTATATAACCATCCAAAAGTAAAATGTATGATTAGTTTAACTAAGGGAGAAGGATTTGGTAGGCCATTACTTGAATTTACTCAAACTAAAAAACCAATAATAGCTACGGGTTGGTCGGGTCATGTGGATTTTCTTAAACCTGATATGAGTATACTATTACCTGGCACTCTAGGCCCAGTACATAAAAGTGCTCAAAATAAATGGTTAATTGAAGGTTCACAGTGGTTTGATGTAGATACTATGGCATTAGGTAAAGCTTTAAAAGATATGTATAAAAATTATAAAGATTGGATACATAAAGCTAAACAACAAGGTAATTTTGCTAAAGAAAATTTTAGTTATAAAAAAATGGTCGAAAAATTAAAAAATATTTTAGAACAAAATGTTACTAAAGCTCCTAAACAAGTTCCACTTCAACTACCAAAACTGAAAAAAATAGGAGGAGATAATACTTCTGAACTACCTAAATTAAAATTACCTAAACTTAAAAAAGTAGAAATATGAATGCTGATAAACTGGATACATGTTCTAGATGTGGATCAGATGCATGTTATGTAACTGAGATAAACCAGGATATAAATAATTATTTTTGTTATGGTTGTGGTTTTCAATCTAATTCCCTAATGAGAGAAGGAGAAGAAATAATGGATGATCAATTATCTATGTTACCAGAACTATATAAAGATCTTAGACACGAAGATAAAACAGGTCAAGTATGGTTTCCCTCAACAGTAAACTTACCAAAACAAGGAATGGTATTTGCAAATGGATCCACAACTAGTAATTGGAAATGGGCAGCAGTTAAAGCTGTAGAGGTAAAAGAAGAAGAAAAATTAAAATACCCTATCCCAGGAAAAAAAGATAAATACTATAAACATAGAATGGACATGACTACAATGAAACAGTTTGAAGAACGTGACTTCATGGATGCTCTTTCGTATATTGGAGTATTACCTAGTTAAGATATGAAAATAAGTTATGCAATAACAGTCTGTAATGAGTTTATAGAAATTCAAAGACTAATAGGATTTTTATTAGAAAATAAAAAACAAAAAGATGAAATAGTAGTATTATTTGATTCTACTAATGGCACTCCGGAAGTAAGTAAATTTTTAGAACATTATGGAAAACATTTTCCAGATTTAAAATATTTCACTTATCCTTTTGATGGACATTTTGCTAATATGAAAAATAAACTAACTGAAAGGTGTAATGGAGATTATATTTTTCAAATAGATGCTGATGAAATGATTAGTGAATATTGTTTACATAACATAGGAATGCTTTTACAGTATAACTCCATAGATGTATTATTAGTCCCCAGAATTAATACAGTAAAAGGTTTAACTCAAGAACATATTCAAAAATGGAAATGGAGGGTGGATAAAAAAGGATGGATTAACTTTCCAGATTTTCAATTTAGAATATATAGAAATTCTCCTAACATTAGATGGAAAAATAAAGTACATGAAGTATTGGAGGGATTTACTACTATTAGTGAATTGCCTCTAGAAGAACCCTGGTGTTTAGTACATAATAAAACTATAGAAAGACAAGAAAAACAAAATCAATATTATCAAACTTTATAAAATATGGGATACGAATATGTTTACATACCCCCGGTACCTGAAAATTATGATCCTAAATTTAAAAATTTTATGGTTTTTGTTTCTATGGACTATCAAAAATCTGGGGTTAAATTAAGAGAGGGAGATACTGATTATTCTAAGATGGAAGAGACTTTTAATTTATTAAAAGCTCAGATTGATAATTCTTTAGAATGTGGGTGGAATCCAAAAGATATAATAATTGCTACAAATTTTGAATTTGAATATAAAAAAGTTAAAACATGTGTTTTAGATGAAATTTGTGATTATTCTCAATTTTTCCATAAACAATATGCTACTTTAGAACTAATGGAAAAGGGTATATTTG